ATATTGTTAACAAAATGAACAGATTCTCCAGCATTGATTGATACCTCAGCGGGTTCGAATACTAGGTTGCCATTCGCACCCATTTGGACATCTACAGCCCATGCAGGAAGTGCAAAAAACATTGTAGCTAGAAGTGCAAAAAAGAATTTCATTAGGTATTTGCAACTAGTCTATCTAGGCGGTTTTTTCTTTCCTGGAAACAATTCTACACCGATATACCTGGGGTTTGTTTTGACTTCCTGACTTATCAGTTCACCAAGTTCATCAGCACACTGACACCACTTTTTTCTAGCGATATCAGCACCTAATGCTTTTTTTGTTTTAGTCTAAACCAATCCCTCCAAAGTGCAGCGCATTCATCTGATTTTTTTTGAAGATGTGGTTCCCGATACATTGGAACCCTCTGTGTGGGTTGTGTGCCCTAGACTGCATTATTATTTAGAATCAATCATTGATTCCAATTGATTGATCTTAGTAAATTCTTGATATGCAGACTCAGACCTTTCAGCAAGAATGTCAAGAATATCTTCAAGAATTACTTCATTCTCTACATAATCATCAAGGTACTTATCCAGGGCTTCTTTTAGATATCTTTTTCTATGCCACTCTGGAGAGTAAGGTTTGTAGTCCATAATAATAGTGTATATGCTAGGTATTATAGGGGGTTCTGATCTTCATTGTCAAGTTCTGACAAATAATCTACCCACCACTGAGGATCTTTATCTCTTTTCCAGTTAGGTACAGGAAGTCCTTTTTCAAAGTAATACTCCCAAAGTGCTTCATCTATAGTCTGTGCGATCTCCATATTCCTCTTCCTCTTCATCAACGTCTTCATACGGGTTTGCCAAATAGGGTCCATGTGGTTTTCTGGATTCTTCTCTGACATAATTGACTTCTGATACGCTAGAGGACAACCATAGAGACAACTTCATCACTAACCATATTACAGCAAGCGGTAAAAAGCAAGCAACAAGGATTAGTGATTGTTTCATTCATCGACCTCCCAACACTTTTCGAATCTATTTCTTAGCTCATTCAACTTATTATTTTCTTGAACTTCTAAAATGAGGTCACTTATCTCCTTTTCATCCTCTGTTAGAGACATACGATGTTTTTGTTTAATATCAATCAGACGTACCATATCCATATAGTATTCTGGACTTTTACTAACAAACTCGTCGTATGTCATTCGAATATTCCCCTATCCTTCATATACTGAAGAGACTCTTTCATACTACCAATATGTTCACTACCCAATGAAACTTGTGGGTAAGTTGCTTCACTACCAAACTCCATACGGAATTGTTTATCACTAAAATCTACACCTAAAAGGTATTCATGAAATTCACCGCCAAGAGAACGAAGAAGCATACTCATACGTTCACATTCTTGACTTCCATCAGAATAAATTACTGCTGTAAGTTTATCAGTCACGTTGTCTCCAATCATCGGGTTTATCACGATTGAACCAGTCTACTATGTCATCAGCAGAGTCAAAACCAGTTCTGTAATTAGATGGGTCGGGATCACCCAATCCCATCTTATTCATGAAATCGTCCATACTACCTTCCTGCATATCAGGATTCGCAGCTTGGCGTCTTGCCTTTTTTAAGATTTCACGAGCAGAAGTATTGGCTTTTGCAAGTTTTTCTGCCCAAATCATGTCGGACAAATCAACGTTCTCTCTTAAAGCAATCTTCTTACAGATACCTTCAAGGCGAAGGCGATACTGAGCAGAAAGCATGTGTGCCTCTCGTACTAAGAATATTTAGAGTAAATTATATCAACGTTCGATATAACTTAATGTATGATTGGATGCATTAATCTGATGAATAATTACATCACAACCAACTTTGGGTTCACAATCTCCACAGGTGAAGATATCTACAGCAGCCTCTCCTTTTTCTGGCCAAGTGTGGATACTAATGTGACTTTCAGCAAGAAGAATCAATACAGTTACTCCTTGTGGATCAAACTTTTTGTAAATTGTTTGAATAATAGTAGCACCACTAGTAACTGCTGCATTTTCTAATAAATCCACAAGGAATCTATCATTATTAAGTCTATCAAATGGACAACCATAAAGGTTGAGCAAATAATGTTTACCCATTTATGTAGGATTATCCTCCGAATCCCGAACTAGATCAGATACTCTTTTTTCAGTACCGTCCATCATTGCAATAGTATATATGGAAGATCTCATATATCTTTTGATCTTCTTATATTGTTTTTTAACATCTTTAAGAGCATCCAAATTCATTTGGATGTTCATATCTCCAGAAGCTACTTTTTCTTTTTCTTGTCCGAAGGTTGATATCCCCACATCTTCGGATTCACTTTCCCATCTGTCCATTCCATTCCTCTAAAATCACGATATTTATCCCAGTATTGATCAAAAATGTCAACTTTAAGTCCTTGAACAATGTCACACTTTTGTACTCCATTGTCACCATAGGTGACAAGATAAGAATCCCTGGGGAGACTCCCATCTAGTTTAGCTGATGGATCACAATCTACATGAATAATATTAATACCCTTCCCCATGTCAAGACCTACCACCCCATTGAATATCAGGATACGCTTCGGTAACTAGTTCTTTTGTAATTTTATATTTGGTTGTTAACTTTTTATCTTTTACTAAACAAAGAACTTCTGCTTCTCCAGGGTGTAAACTTTCTAGAATATTAATAAACATCGTTTCCTTACGAAGTTTATTCATTGCATCATTACCACCTCGGACAAAATTATAGAACTTACTCCATTCTTTTCGAATATTTGAAGATGGATTGCCTTCAGAATCTTCCTTGGGTTGAACAGGAACTTCACCTTCTGGAATTACGGATACGATAGAATCATCGAAATTCCAAATTAAAAGAGATTTTACAAAATTTTCATTAAATCGTTGAAGAATCTCAATCTTTTTAGCTTTAAGTCTCTCTGAGGAAACAGCAGAAAAGATTTCGTGAACTAGAGAACTAGAAGTCAGTTCAATCTTTTCTGCGGGCTTGCGGCTAATTGTAGTCTTTTTTGCCGGTGTTTTTGTCGTTGTTGATCTTTTTTTAGTCGTCGTCTTCTTCGTAGTCGTCATAACTGTTTTCAAATCGTACTGCAATTACTTCATCTGGAATGATGTGTCCATTTTCGTCAAACATTTCTGGATGAGCGAAAACTTGTTGAGGTGTATTGAGGAGCAAATGTTCTTTCCATAACCATCCAATTATACCACCAATCATCAAGAACATTAGGGATACCATACAAAAAATGGCAACTATAGGCATTGTCATAGCCTTTCCTCCGAGAGATTTACTTCTTTTTAATATTGAATGAGAAGTTTAGATATACATGAATCTCTCTTCGGAAGAGAGAAACCATCTTACCAAAACTGAACTCAAAAGTCTTTGGTGCTTCAGGCTCTTTCCTCCCTTTTCGTAACAATAATTCCACACCTTTATTTATCTTCAAATCCTGACCCATTTTAAATTAATGAAATTGATTTTAGGTATGAGATAGTATCAGTGCATCCACCCAAGTGTTTATTGTCAAAAATTACTTGGGGAAAAGTAGAACCTTCCTCAAATTCAGAATAAAAATCTTCCCTTGTGAAATCTTCATCTAGAGTGAGAATTTTATAATTTTGACCACAAAGTTCTAGTACTGTTTTAATTTGAAAACAGTATGGACAATTTGGTTTTGAATAGACAATAAAACTCATTATTTAATAATTTATTTGGAAATATTTTACAACTTTATATTAATTAAGTCAACTTTCATTCTGCAAATTTTTAATTTGATCTACAAGGTACTTAGCAAAAGCTTCCATTTTTTCTGGATGAATCTGTTGGATACCTGCATCTTTCACAGCATTTTCAATACTGTAAATTTCATTCCTGTCAAGTTTGCGTCCTTCAGATGGCAGAGTCATGAGTTTCTTGCGATGTGTTCAAATTCTAACATGAGAATCTAAAACTATGTAGAAATTTAATATTTTCTTTAGAATTGTGTTAAGAAATTTTAAGTGTAGTTATACTGTTTCCATTCCTCAACATTAGTTTTCTGAATATCAAAAATCATTTTGTTCACAGGAGCTCTTGGTTTTCTAACCAACTTCATACCAGTTTGTTCCAATAACATACTACCTTTTTTGGTATTGCAGGAACTACATGCAACTACTAAATTTTCCCAAGTATCACTACCACCTTTAGATCTGGGAATAACGTGATCAATAGTTAGTTTAGATTTTGCACCACAATACTGACATGTATTATTATCTCGTTTGTAAATCATAGAACGAGATGGAGTGATGTTCATAATCTTGGCCAATGGAAGTTTTACATAATTTAAAAGTCTTATTACTCTACCAGAAAGGACTTGGGCCTTTTCTTTGAGTAATAAGACTATTGCTCTTTTCCAACTTGTGAAGTTTATTGGTTCATAACTAGAATTTAGAACCAATACTGTTTGGTAGGGAGTTATGGGATGATCCATACTTTGTCTACATACACATAATATCTAGTTAACTTTAGTCGGTAAAAGGTCCGAAGTTTCCTCTACTACCAGGTTTCCTGTCATCCAACATATCCATAATGCCATCAAATGACTGGACGTGTTCTATATCGTGAATCATTTTTGCAATTTGAGTACACACGATTGGACGTTCACCTCTTGCAGCAAATGCAAGTGCATTACGCAAAGATGATTCTGCTTCTTTCAAAGATTCTTCAACAGATTTAGATAGAGCCATTCAATCGATCCTCACATTTAGAATAGAAAGTTCCATTTACATAACATGACTTTCCAGGTTCATAGTATTTTAACACATTTGGTTTTGGGGTGTCAACTACACAATAGTCCCCCTGGCCAGTGGCAATTCCTTCAAGACACATTGCTGCAACAAAAGGAGCAAGAAGTTTAATAGTATACATCAGCGGGGGTATTTGCGGAGTTCATAAGAACCATCACCACGATCAATCCACTCTATACTGTCACCTTCTTTGAGGTTTGCCGCTTCCAACAGATCGTCAGGGAATGTAATGCAGTATTCATCTTCACCAGTGTCTTCATCTCTGACTTCTTCTACAGGAAGAGTCCAATGCTTGCGTTCAGATGTACTGTATCCATCTACTTTGACAATCTCTTTTTGCAAGGATCCAACACGTCGCTTAGTGACTGTCTTACCACCATCAGGAGACTCATAGATCCATCCATTCTCATACTTTAGACGAGTCGGATCATTCCTAGAAACCTCAGCGTCTAGTTTAGCACGTTGGTTATAGTACTCCGCTTCACGAAGATTGTACTCACGACACTTGTCACGTTCTTCTTGTTTTGCCGCAGCATCACACATTGCATCAAGTTCTTTTTCTGTGTATACCGATTTTTCGTATTCTTCTGGATAATAAGTTTCTTCCCAGAAATCGGCCCAGTCTTTTTTAGTTGCTTCAGTTACTGGAGGAATCTTTGCACCTGCTGCATCATAATCCCACGGTTCATCGTTTCCAACACCAAAGTCAACTTCACGATGACCCTTCAAAAGTGAAAGGAGATCGATACTCTTAGTGAGATACTTCTTGTGATACTCTACACTCTCATCCACAACATTTACAATAGTGTCATAGATGTCTTGTGGAGAAAGATCCTCACAGTTTAGAGAATCATTTACCCAGTTGTCAAGTTGTTCAAGAGAATACTTATTGTAAGAGAAGTTGGGAGAATAAGGATCATTGGTTGTCATCGAAAGTTTCCTCAAGATTTCGTGTGATTTCGATTGTTTCCTCAATGATAACCTTGATCTGTTCGTCTGTCAAGTCATTCATCCAAGACCATCGAGGATCATTTTTATTCCACTCGAAGGCATATGAACCATCATCATTTTCGATAATATCCAATCCAGATTCATGTAGTTGTTTTTCTTCCATTTATTTTTCAAATAATTGTTTTGTTTCCTCAAACCAGAGGTAATCTAAAGAGGAATTATTTAGAGTGTCAAATGCATCTTTGGGTGTTTCGGCCAGTGGTTCCCCAGCAAGATTTAGACTAGTATTCAATAGTATACCATGTCCAGTCAAGTTCTTAAAGGCCTTTAAAATATCGTAAAGATGACCAGAACTTACCGTCTGAACTCTACATGTACCATCAACGTGAGTTACACCAGGAATCATATCTGATTTTACTGGAAAACACAATGTCATATGTGGACTTGGACAAGAATTATCAAAATATAAATCAACGTCCTTTTCCAAAACTACAGCAGCAAATGGCCTATACCATTCCCTTCTTTTAACTTCATTTAAAATGTTTTTTGCTTCTGGATTTAATGGACTGAATAATATTGACCTATTTCCCAGGGCTCTTTGTCCGGCTTCCGATAACCCACTATAAACTCCGATAGATTTATTTTTACATAACAACTCGGCTATCTCTTCTATAGAAGTTTCAACACCTTGATATAAAGAACAATCATAATGATTTCCATGAAAAAATGTATTTTTTACTGGGGTTGGAATTTTGTTTGTTAACTTTAGATAGGTATTCATTGCTGCACCTATACTTACGCCATTATCATTACAGAGAGGTTCAAAATAAAATTCTACTTCAGGAAATCTCTGTAGATAATAGTAGTTGGAAACTATATTCATACCATAACCACCAGAAATACAAACTTTCTTAATTCCTGTTCTTTTTATAGAGTCTTCTATCAAATTACCCACTTTTATCTGGGTTTGTTGTTGCACCCCATAACAAAGATCTGCATGTAACTGACCAACCAACTTACTTGGACTTTTCAAAAAAGTTTGAATTTCTTCATCGGACCTCTGATAGAAATTATCAAAAAGTTTTTCAAAAACTGGATTAGGATCCCCGTAGGAAGATAATCCCATCGCTTTACCACAGTCATCAGGAGTATTTCCTATTAAAACCGATGCCATATCATAAAGTCCACCCACACTAAAGACATTGGATTCCCATGGCAAATCAAAAGGTGAAAACTCTTCTATAACATTCTTATAAATCAAAGTATTTTTTTCATTGTTAAAGAAAAATACGCTTTCAACCTCAACCAAATTATCCTCTATGGTAGATCCAGCACCATCAACAACAATTACTAAACTTTCTTCAAATTTACTATTGTAAAAAGCAAGAGAAGCATGATTCAAATGATGGTCAGATTGAATATCTAATTTTACATCAGAGTGGTATTTTTTACTTTCTTCAAAGATTTTCGATATAAATTCATCCTCTGTATTAAAATTAGATATACAAATTACATCTATTTTTAATTCACTACAGATATCATTAACTAACTTCAAAATTAATTCTTTATTATAATCATACTTTTTTCTAGTAAATCTTTCTACTAAAAAATATTTTTCCACATTTCCATTATTAAAAACACATATTGATGAATTGTGTCCCAAATGTATACTTAATATTAACATTTTTTTAAAAAGTTTTCTATATCTTCTATTTTAACCCTTAATGTCATTTTATTATCATTTGGTTTTCCATATGTAAAGAAATCTTCTAGAAAAAACTTATGATGATGATTCTTCCACCAATCTTCGATCAATTTACTACAAATTACATCGATGGGAAACATTTTATAATTATTTTGTTGATCATCACCCGAAACAAAATCTACATTGAGGTTAAAGATCGGAATTGAGTATGTGATACCAATATCAAAGAGAACATCATCTTGTATAATGTGTTTTTTGCTGTTCTTTCTATGATATGAATTATCAGAGAAGGTTAACCTATATTTACCATTACGATATAGTAAATTTTTAAGCTTTTTTGCATATGTACGATTGATCAAATATGCTGCAGCGGATCCAGAGTCAATTCTTTTGTGCAAATACATGGGAACAGACAAACCATCTTCCTTGTAAGTGGTGCAGTAATAAAGTTGAATACATTCCCAATTTTCTGGTAAATGTTTCTCAAAATATTCCCAGTCAAAATTCCAGTATTTTATATTATTTAATGAAAGATCGTCCTCCATTATTATACAAGTTTCAGATTCATTTTCATCATACCAATTAACAATGGTTTCTATATTATTCAGGGCTACTGACATTAGAGACAAACACTCCAAAATACCATCTTCCACAACTACATTCTTCCATTCATTGAATTTTGAAACATGATATTTCGATGCAGGAACTCTTCGATAATCAGTTATACCCCAATAATCAAATTGAGTTTCCATAGATATTTTTCTGTCTACCCTATGATCTAGGTTTATATAATAAACTCTAGGAAAATTTTTAAGTTTATTCTCTAAGTTCACTATTCTCTTTCTAGATCTAATGTAACACAGTGAAAACAACCACTTAGAGTTCTAGAATGTCTCATAGGAAGCATTGCACACTCTATTCCATGTTTTTCTAGTTCTTTTCTGGTGGGTTCTTGGTTTTCTTCCAAAACAACTAAATTTGGATTGACACTGAAAAGATTCATATTTACCCACTCAGACGCATGATTATATCCAGGATAATGTCCAATATCAACTGGTTCTGGACACCAAATTACATCCCAATTTCTAAATGGTTCTGGAAGAACATCAACGGATTTAATTCTTTCCGGATTTAACAACATCAATCCTTCACGAAGAAACGCAATTGTAGTATCAATATGCATATAACTATAAACACCCTGAAGAAGATGTACTTTTGCACGATTTCCAAGCATTTCCTGCAATAAATTTGCACCTGCAATGTTTCCACTATTTGAGACAAGGTATAACACGTCTTCATTTGCACGAATGACATTCGCAGCATCAAATGACGGAGAAACTTCAGTTAGTGCAAGAGTATCTTTATCGCCTACACACTCCTCGTTATAAAGGTCATCTAGGTCCTTGCAAGGTACTATTATAGTAGATCCCATACGATCCAAAATAGGTCTCCAGGCGTCCCTCCTACAGCGCAATGGCATTGGTGTAGCAATAGAGAGATCCTTGTGAGTAAAAATAACATCCCTTGGGCAATAATTATAATATTCCGTAGGAGTTCTCTTCGGTCTAACTACCTCCACATTTTCACTAAGAAGAAAAGTTACAAATTTCTCCAAATCTTCATTAGATTCGTCTATTACTTGTTTTGGATATGGTCCAACAGGAACATCAGAAATATCCTTTCGATCAGCATAATTAATAGTACGAACACTAATATCTACTTCAGGAACTGTTGCATAATCTGCAACTCCAACTATTACTTTTTTTAGTTTATCCCATTCATTCTGACTTTTCATTTTATAACACCAGTGACCTGAACTGCATATCTGGGAATTTTACTCATATTATAAAAAGCATGTGGAGTATCATAACTCCAATAAAAACAATCTCCCGATTTCCACTTACCATAACAAATATCTTCTATTTGAAGAATTTGGCCAGGTTGACTATGTTCTAACATAACCATACAACGCATGACTTTTTGGGGTTCTGCGTTTGTCATTTCAATAAATTTTCCATATAAGTCTACATGAATTGGTAAATATTGTCCAGGTTTAAAGTGATTTACAGCAACGCATACATGATCCCAAAAATGAAACTGATTTCTTATATACTCCATACACTCTGGCATTGGATTTGGTTCATGGTACTTATAGATAGAAAGTTTTTCTCTATTATGACCAGCCCATAAGTAATCATTCACGACCATCCAATCATTATGTGTTGCAAGAGTATAATCCAAACTGTAAAAGTCGGAAATATTCCAGTTTGGTATTATGTGATCGATCATTTAAATACTGACATCTGTGTTAAATCTGGGTAATCCCTGGCCGTCCATTTTTTTGCCGGAGATTTTTTACGACATTTTAGTAATTCAATACCGGTTTTCGCCACCTCTGGCGTCATATAATAATGGTAACCAATACTAGTTATGTCTTGTTCAGCCCATGGAAGAGAAAGATCACGACCATCATAAGACATCTTCTTTAACGCATCACGATCATTCTTGTTTTGCAGGAGGATCATACCACCACGACCAAGATTTAAATGTTTCTTGAACTGAAAACTAAGACACATAAAAGTATTAGGAAGATAGGAACCTTCTTCCCAAAGAACTGCAGCATCGATGATTGTACTATTTCCAAGATGATAATAGTCGGACCAATCATCTTCTTTCCATTCCCAATTTAAACCAAGTTTCATACACGTCATTGGAACTGAAATATACGTTCTTGTTGGAATGGTAATATTATTATATCCAGTATATCTCAAACATAGTTCGATAGCATGAGTACAACAATCAGTCGCAACTGCATATGGAGAACCGAAGAACTCTGCAACCTGTGATTCAAATTCAGTAACGTACTCAAACATCTTCCAGTTCCCTCGGAACAATTATTCTATCATTTGGTTTACCATAAGTAAAGAACTCTTCTAGAGTGTAATCATCTCTCAGTTCTGTCCACCACTTCATACAAGCTTTGTAAGAAAACTCAAGGTCAACTCTTTCTTTTTTTCTATCAATATTTTGGGCCCAACTTCCGAGATTTTGATTGACAGAAATTAAGGGCATACAATAAGTCTTTCCATTGTGACCGAGAAAATAATCAGTAGTAAAGTTAGGCATATTCAATCCAGAATAAGACCATTTATAATTAGAATGTTTCTGAGATAGATCAAACTTACCGTCCTTATAGTGAAGACTTATAATCTTTTCTGCATATCTTCTGTTGATTAATGAAGCGCCAGTATCATGTCCTGATAAGATCGGGTGTAGGAAACATGGCATAAGTTTTTCATTTTCAAAACTCATTTGAATACAATCCCAATCATAAGGAATATTATTCATCAAATATTCCCAATCAAAATGCCAGTATTCAATGAAACTGAGATCGTAATCATCCTCCATGATGATTACATAAGGATCATTGGTAGTCTCCAACCAATTCTTTATGTTTACGAGATGAGCAAGAGTTATAGACAGTTCTGCAATGTGCCAATTCTTTCTCTTGTACCCCTCTGGAAAAGGATTTAAGATAACCAAATCTTTCCAGTAGTCTTCATATGTTGAGAGTTGATACTTAGATCCAGAGACTACTGTGTAGTCTTTTATTCCCCAGTAATCATACTGAGTCTCAGCATATTCTCTTTTATCTGGCCTTTCATCAATGGTTGCAAGAATGATTGGCGGAAGTCCTTTGAGTTTATCTTTTAGATTCATGATTGACTTCCAAAATTAATTTCTTTCTCTTTGGTGAGTTCAAATAAAAAATATCGTCCAAAGTATATTGTGGGGATTTTGTTTTCCACCAATCTAGAACCAATTTATCACAAGTTCTTGACATGACATTTACATTACCATTCCTAAGACCATCACTTATGAAATTGTAATTAGTAGTAAAGACTGGAATTGAATAAGTCACTCCTATCTGATAGAGAACAAAATCTACAGACTGATAGTGATACTCTGGCCAATTTTCATTGTATCCATAATTAGAATACAATTTGAATTTATTATCTATGTAATGAAGTTTGATTAGTTTTTCTGCATATGATCTATTGATCAGTACACAACCAGTAGAGTGATTATTGTGTGTCCACTTAGACAGGTTCATCTTGATAAAGTTTTCGCCAATGATATGAAGTTGAACACACTCCCAGTTGCAAGGTAAACTATCAACTAAAGTTTTCCAGTCAAAGTTCCAATACTCAACAGTATCAAAACACAAATCATCTTCGACTATCAGACAAGTCTCGGACTCATTAGAATTATACCAATCAATTATACCATGAATCCTGTCTACTAAGGTGGCAAGAAGCCATACCTCGGTGCGAAGTTTGTCTGTTATGACTTTAGACTTCCACTGTCCATAATTCTCTACAGAATATCTCGAAGAGTTAACTCTATGATAATTAGTTATCCCGTGATCAGAGAACTGTTTCTCAATATATTTTTTCCGATCTATTCTATGATCTAAATTGAAATAATATATCGGAGGTATCCCACTAAGTTTCATTATCTTTTCAATAATTCAACCATTTCATGATCATTAGGTTTTCCGTATGTAAAGAATTCCTTTAAAGTAAAATTATCTCTTTTGTTTTGCCACCAATCATAGTAGATGTCTCTACACTGAAAATGATGTTTTTTAGGAGAACTGTCTAAGTATGGATTTTGAGTTATTAATGGAATTTGATATGTTACTCCGAGATGACAAATGAAACCATCCAAAGAAACAACTCTATATCCTTTATTATAAGGATGTTGTCCATATTTTCGAATCAACATGTACTTTTCTTTATAGTAATGTAGATTAATCAGTTTGGTTGCAAAATGTCTATTGATTAATATTGGTCCATAAAAACTGATATGTTGTTTAGGCATTAAAAAAAATGGAATCATCTCCTGAGATTCGAACCCCAGTTGAATACAATCCCAATCATAAGGAATATTATTCATCAAATATTCCCAATCAAAATGCCAGTATTCGATCAGATTTAAATCATAATCATCTTCAAACAAAATTAAGTGTTTTTCATTGGTTGTTTCTAACCAATGTCTTATCATTTCGAATGTAGAGAGAGTGATTGAAGCAATCTTTTTATGATCCTCTCTCTTAATTTTTTCTGGAAAGTGTAAAATATCTTTCCAAGAGTCATAATCTTTTAAGAGATAATTTGACCCAGAGAATCTTGTTACATTATGAAGATCTAATTTTTCAAATTGTTTCTCCATATACTTTCTTCTATCTACTTCAGAATCTAAATTAAGATAGTAGATACTGGGAATACCTTTTAACTTATTAGACATACCAAGTTATAATAGAATATCTAGTTCCAGATGTAACAGGCATTATTTCGTGAGGGAACATGAAATTAGATGGGAACATAATTATGGAACCCTTTCCACCTCTAATAATCATCTCTCTATCAAAGAAAGCAAACTCTCCTCCTTCATAGTCTTCATTTAAAATGAAAGAACAACTAACGGATCTTTGTTGAGTCTTAAAGGAATCTGTATGTTGTACATAGAATTGACCTTCAGTATACCTCAATAAATCATATCCAGTATCAATTTCAGAAGCAACTTCTGGGAAAAGTTCTCTGTATCTATTCAATGCTGTAGAAGCACACAAAAAGAAATCATCATCTATTTTTTTTCTAAACTCAGAATTCTGTTGATCAACCACAAATTGATCAGAAATGTTTATAGAACTACAATTTCTAATATTAGAATTTACACCACCATTACCGACTTCTGTATTACGCCATAAATCAGAATTTTTATACTCTGATAAAATTCTATCACATAATTCTTCTGGAACAATATTATCGAGTACAAGAATATAATCTTCTAATTTTTTCCCACCTTTACTTGTAATTTTTGGAGGTTCTGTTATTGGTTCTTCCACAATATCTCTGCGGACATTATCTTCACTATTAGTTTCGATTCCATGTCTTGCAGTAGGTGAGCAATATTCTTCTTCCTTTGAGTTAAATTTATCAAAATATGCATAAGAACAATCTCCACGACTTCTTACATAGTGCAAGAATACTTGAGTATAATACTCACCTTCGTAAGAATCTCTCCAATGTGGTGCCTTAGTACCAAGATATACCATAGCTTCTCCAGGTTTAAGGTCAACAGAAACTTGATCACCGTCAGGAGTTTCTATCCATATTGGCCAAGAAGAGTCTCCATGCAAATGTACAGTAAGTGATATTTCACATGCATCTCTATCTACATGTCGCAACAATTCACTTCCATTTTTATAAATTCTTGCATAAGAGTACGTTGGAAGTACAGTTTCTCCAATTGCTGAAGAAATTTCTGGAGTCTTTTCACACAATAACTCTAAGAAAGGTGTATAGTTATAAGTGGAAAAAGAACTAGGTGCTTGCTCATCTCCATTTATATTGTTTTCTTTGCAATATTTAAAAAAATCGAATGATAGTTCAGAAGACCTCTCTTTCGAAATAAAATCATGCAATATAATATAGTTATTTTCAACCAATGATTTTTTCATAACTTAAAATTTAAATTTCTTTCAATAGTTCTTCAATATCGTAAAATAAATCTTCATCTTCCTCATCATCTTCTACAGATTCTTCTTCACCCTCTACAGGAGGAAGATGATTTGTGTTATATTCTCTTTCAAATTCAATGAACTGGGCTTGAACTGCCTCTTCATTTTCTCTTGAAATTCTTTCTTCTTCTTGTATTCGAAGTTCTTCAGCAGCCGCAATATCGTCTCTGACCCTTGTCCATTGAGAAACTGCTTTTTGAAAATCTACAATTCCCTCCACTCCAAATATGTTTGTCTGTAAATTTTCAGTAGAATCAGCAAATTCTATCTCGCATATTTGAGTTTCATCATCCCACTGAACAGAATGAATTATCTTCTCTTCAATTTGTGGAATCCAACTTAGATCAATATCAAGAAAAGCTTGTCCATCCACGTAAACAGCTTTATCTATTGGTATTATACTTACTTTCATTGATTTTCTCCTTCGGGTAATGAGTGTGTGTTGGTTAAAGAAGTTACATTTACAGGCAAAATTGCACCGGTCTGTTCAATTACATCCATGTAAGCTCTTCTATTTTCTTCATTCGCTTTCACAACTTCATTACGAAAAGACTCAACAGCGTGACTTGTAGATCGTTGTTGTTGAGAATTTTCAATGGTCAACATAGGCATAAAAGATACCGCACAAGACCAGTGATCAACATCCTCACCAGTATTTGGGTTCATGCCCCTAACATGCATGTACCAAGAACATTTATGTTCTACACAATCTTTTCTAATGAGAGGACAAAAATTACCAGATTCGTTCTTTTTCATAACCAGTTTTTCTTTTATTATAAAGTAATTTAGTCAAAACTGCAAACAATGACATCTATGTATTGCAATCTAAGGTCTACATTAGTGGAAAAAGATGCTGTTCCTGATCCAAATGGGTGGTTGTGAGCCTGACCCCCTCCTGTAGCTCCTGTAGCTGGTGAGGTGGTATTCCACCCGCTTCCAGATGCTATTTGGGTTCCAGGAGAAGTAATATTATCAGTGCCATTGGCACCATGAGTGTGAGAGGGGAGTTGGGCTGTGGTCAAAGTCGTATTACCAACAGAACCAGTCATAGGTACGCCAGTTTGAGATATAGGTCTTAAACTATTTGGAAAAACTGTTGTAAAACTGGATGTACCACCAGTCCCACCACCAGTACCATTCACAACTCTTAAAGCTTTATTATTTACTGTAGCTGTAGTATTCTGCGACCATCCAACTGGGGCAGTACTTTGGAAAAAAGTCGATACTGAGTTCTGGGGGACAATTCCATACTTAGAATTCAATGCAGTAGCATCACTAAATGTAATACCAGTGGATGTTAATATTGCAGCCATTGTATATTATTTTAATTACTGATTTATTTATCCATTGAAAGAACAGTAGATAATGTCAATGTACTGTACCTCCATATCTAAACTTTGGCTAATAGGACCTGTTAGGACAAGTGGATGTGTGTGAGCACCGTCTTGCCCTCGGGGTCCAGTATTAGTAACAGCTTGGATCGCGAGGCCAGGATTCCTAACAACCTGACCCCCATTCCATCCAGTAAACTGACCTGCAGGATTAAAGAGAGCTGGAACTGCGTTGTAACTTCTAGTACTTTGTGGGTGGGTATGCGAAGCAATTTGAGCGGTGGTGAGGGTGTGAGGTCCAACTGAAACTCCAGGTGTAGTAAGTTGGCCGGATATTGATAATGAAGAATGGATAGTGGTGAAGTTTGTTGTACCACCAGTCCCACCACCAGTACCATTCACAACTCTTAAGGCTTTATTATTATTAGCCGTTGATTGAGTCCATCCAGTCGGTGCTGATGCTTGAAAAAAATTCCATACTGTACTCTGAGGAAAAATACCTCTTTTTGAGTTAAGTTCATCGAGAGGAGAGGCAGCAAATTCTATCCCATCGGCTGTCAATTTGGCCATAGTTGTACTCTAATGTATCGCCTATTTTAGAATATTTATAAGTTAAAACTAACAGTCATCACCACACTCCCTGTTTTCTTTCCAAGTTTTACGAACTCGTTTCAGTTCTTTGAGTTCCATTTTGATATTCTGGTATGCTGTTTCGCTGTCAATCTTATCTACCATTTCCATAGCAATGATAACATCAACTCTTGTACCAAAGTGTTTTAGAGCGGTTTCGAAACAATCTAAATCTTCATACATCGGTTTTATGTTCCACTAGAATATCTATACGAGCATCAAGAGAGTTCCAACACTCATAGAGGGCATTAGATTGTGCCACATTTTCTTCTTCAAGAACTTGGATACGATCTTCCAGTTGTTTGATTCTTTCAATAAGAGATTCATTAGAATCAATCCCCCACTTTTTAAAGAACCAATAGGGATCCTGTTTCACTTACCAACTCCATAGTCACCACCTTCTTCGGCGTTTTTACGTTCAGTCTCATGCAGTACCTTTAGTGCTTCAAGAACCTCAGGAGTTTCTTCCCAAGTCCACAGTTCACCACCTTTGCCAGTAAATTCTCTTTTAGCCATTTTTTAGTGTCTCCAATACTTTAGAAAAATGCATACCACCATGGATGTATCCACCGATAATTATACCAGCAACGCAAATCATTAGCAAGGATAACATCAAAACAACCATTACATTATCAGGTAGTTTTTTTATGGTCATATTCAATTACAATACGTTTATGTTCATGACGACCATTGGTTACAACTTGGTGATACCATTTGCCGTCAAGTTCTTTAACAAGTTGATCAATACGATACTTAGAATACTTACGTTGTTCACTCATAGTTTACTCTCAATGTTTGTTTGTTGTGGAACATCATTCCAGTGTCTTACCGCATTAGCCACGATAGCGACATTAGTAACCAAGTAAGAAACAAAAATAAGGGTGCGTATCCAAGCAACAGTATCTGCTTCTCTATCATCTTTTCCACTCTTGTCTCCTAGTGCTTTTGCCCAGATTCTCCAGACACTTTTTCGTTTACTCATTAATATCTTTCTGGAATGTCATTATATGTATCGTCGCAATGTTTCGATACTCTACTCTTGACATACTCCAGTTCTTTCCAATTTTCTGGAAAACAAAGAACTAAACAATGAGTCTTTTGATGAATTGGGCAAGCTTCAATGTTTTCTTCATTTTTACATTTGACTCCTATCTCAATTGTAATGTATTGATCATTTACAAAATATATCCATCCTTGAGTAACTCTACCAAGAGAATCTTTCCACTTAACGTAGTCATTTATCTTGGGACGATACATGGTTACAGTTTACCTCCAACTACTCCATCATTAACCACACGACTATTACCAGAAGACCAACCTTCTTGTCTACCTTTGAGATAGAATCTTGTCATACGAATACAAATGTCTTCAGTTAGAGAAGTAACCAACTCTTCACCGTCCTTCATTGCACTGTGCCACAAACCATACTCAGTTTTATAAACACGAAAGCAATTATCAATCCACTCAAATTCTTCCAATGATTTCTCCTATAAGTAATTTGGGCATTTGGTTGCAACTGCAGCTAAGGCTGCGACTTCAATTCCAATAGAATCTCTAATAACTTTTCTCACTTCAGTTCCTCCATATTTTTCATTAGCATAACTATAGGAAAGAAGTACTGATTTAAGAGTATCGTTTCCTTGGTCACGATACATGCAAAATTCAGTAGCTACAGTATTTAATAGAGTTACTAAAGTGAGTTCAATCATTTGTTAATTGTTAACCTGTAGTCTTTCTTTTTAAGTTTATGTTGTTTGACAAACTTATCAGCGTGTTCTTGACATTCAAACCAACAAATTCGCTTATCTTTTTTGTCTGTTAGATCAATTCGATAGGGAAAGGATTCATGTGGGAACAATTCAGTTTTTATCATCCTTGAGTTGAGTCTCCAGTTCTTCTATACGAGAATACAAGTCTTCTAGTAATGTGGCAAGGTTTTTTACATTAACAGAAGTAAAATCATAATACCCGTCATTTTGTCTTAAGTTTTTAATAATGTTTTTCTTCATTGATTTTTCATATTGTTGAGCACCAAGATTGTCTAAGAAATCGTGCATCTTTTCTAAAAGCGATTATTCTATGTATTCTCTATAATTTTTAATCCATTTATTTACGTTTACGTCTGTTGCACAATGACATATATTTTTCCTACAAATCACTGGATGATTGGTCCATTTGATGTTTTCAAAGTCATTTATGTTTCCAATAGAGCCTCCTATCATGCAATTTCCAAGATACACATCTCCCGCTGAATCCACAAATAAACTTTTTAGACCAACCTCACAGACATATCCTTTAAAATTTGTCATTCCTGCATTGATAAATTCTACAGGATTTACACGGTGGCCAGATAATACGGAAAGATTATCAAGTTGAAATTTAGATTGTAAGTCAACTGGTTTTTTTGATTGTAAATGAGTTATATCTTTTTGATGTGGTTTTTTTGCATCTTCACTTTCAAACCACTTTAGTTGATCTTCAGTATAAACAAAAGCTTCTCTATTCTTACCACCCCAATCCAAAATTCTAACAGGTTCCAGGTAACATGTGTCAATATCTTTAAGAGAATTAAAAACTTCCATACAATGATTCCATTTAGATGGAAGCATCATCACTCGTACTGTCACAAAAGTATTTCTACTCGCAACAATAACTTTTTCTCTAAAATCTTTAGCAGGAAATTCTGGATGATATGAAAAACAAATATAAAATAAGTATCTAGATATATCTTTCCAGTAATCAACTGATTTAAAAGCGTTACTAGTAGCTCCAATAGTATGTCCAGAATAAGCAAAAATCTTTGCAAGTTCTGGAAAAAATGGACTAATACTTGGTTCACCTCCTGCGACTGAACAATGAATTTTTGGATATCTTTCGAACAATTTTTCTAAAAACTTCTTAGCATTGTCCCATTCGTAGTGATGACCAATACCTCCATGTAAACTTGGTGTACAATAAGAACACCTATTATTACATATATTATTAGTCATCCAAGTCAAACTCATTAGAGATTGATCTTGTTGATATACCCTGATTATTTTTTTATTGTTCAGGTCAGTCATAAAGATACTGTTCTTGACTCAATCTATCTAGGTGGTGATATATGTCTTTTTCAGAATAAGAAAATTCTTTGAACCTTGTTGGATTGTTATTCTTCATTTTATGAAGCATATTAATCCAATCGTAGTGTTTATCCACTACCCAGCCATACCTGGCTTCATCATAAAAATAATCAAATCTCGATATCATTAGAAGACCTCGATATTTCAGTAAGGGTATCAAAAAAATTAGTAATACTTTGAGCCATAACTCTATAACCAGTACCAACATAAAGTTGACCAAGAACCACAGAAACAGTACAAACACCCCAAAAGATGTAATACCATTTTGATTTAACTTGATGATGTCTGTTTTTCATTTGAATACTGCTGTAACACCTACAACTTGTGCATTTGGATTTCGGGCAAGAGCAACTTGTCTTGCTTCTTGATAGTCACGGGCTTGTACTTCTTCTTTAAAAACTTTACCTGCGACATAAAGGGTAACTTCACATTTCATTCTTCATATTTTTGAAAGTACTTTGGTTTTTCTGAATCAAATTCATAGAATTTGACATCTTTCATGTTAAGACACATTAGTATAGTTTCATGTTCTCTTTGAGATCTTTCTGGATCAGAACTACTATAGATATGTCTACGTTGATAAGCACAACACCAAACGCTATAGAATATTTTTGATTTTTCTGAAAGTGTGTTCATCACAAACGTTCAAAACAAACACTGTTAAATTTACCCTCTACTCCACGAAGAACCAACTTCGAATGGGAAGATTTTACTATCAATTCTTGAACATAATAGACTCCACCATGGACTAAGAGGGGTTCGGGATCAGTATTGTTTCCCCAATTTATTTGTTCCCGAGCACAACCATTAAATTTTACATAGTCACCTTCTCGGATTTCCTTGTATGAGTAAGTTGGGATTCTAAGATCCGTTTTCTTTTTCTTCATTGATCTTTTTTTCATCAAAATACTTAACAAGTTTTTCAGCCATTTTCATGGACTTTCGCCACATGAAGTACTTAACAATGGGATTTTTGGGATTGTTGAATAACCACCATTTCCACATTCTATATTTTGTCAATGCAAGATCGGTTACATACACAAAAGATTCTTTGACGGACTCATCGGTTGCAATAAACCATCCAAGAAGACCGAAAACAAAAATTAGGAAATAGTAGTATTCCATATCATTCCCAACGCAAAGTGTTGAGATACTTCAAAACGTTTTGTCTCACATCCATGAGTTCATGATAACACTTTTGGTTATGAGCACATTGTCTAAGTGCAGAATCTGGTTTCAAAACGGATTCAATAAAGATATCTAATCCGCGATTCCATTTATCTTTTTTGGGTTCGCCGTCATTAATAGTGTACTGATCTTTCATTGATTTTCTCCTTCTACTTCTCCAGCAAATTCGAACTCTTCAATTTCTGATACAGGAACTTCATATTGTCCAGCTATAAGATACCAATGTTCTCCATCTTCACGAAGTCCAAGGTATTTCATTTGATCTTCATCAAACATATTTTCACGCATCGCTGCCTGAATTTTTAAATGTAGAAGTTCTTCTTTACTAGGAACTTTCATAATTATGATTTTAACACCTAACTATTATAACCTATTTAACTGAGTTGTCAAGAGTGTTAATACTTAGATACTTCCAGAACTTTTAGAGTGTGTGAGGTAGTCAGATTGTCTTGCCTGCTGTTGTTTCTTAGTCCTCTTAGCGGGTGCAATATCACCAGCAACAACAGAAGGACGGCCTGCTGACTTACCACCTCTAGGTCTCAACCCAACTTCCTGTTGTCTTGGATCTTTGAAACTAGAATCTTCCACTCCACTAGTGAAGACAGAGTGGACTCTTCCTCGGTTTCCGTATTGAGCCTTACCAGTTAGGGCTTCTTGTCCAGCAGCACGTTTAATTCCTGGGTAGTCCCTTTCAAGATCATTAATTCTACTGGAAACATCAGCAACTGTTGGTTTCTGATCTTCAATTGACTTACCTCTAGTTGAATCCAATGCAGCACCAATATCAGAAGCTCTTGATTGGACATCACTTACTGCAGCACGACCCCTCTCTCTTGCTGCAAGTTTTTCTCTGGTCATTGCTGCTTGATAATCTTCAGGACTTTCATCTGGATTTTTTCTTCTGCGAGTCCATGGCATCATTCTTCTCGCAACTTCTTGAGCGGCAGCAGTAAGAGTTGCAGCTGTCTGATCTCCACCAGCAGACATAGCTTGAGATCCAATTCCCTTTTTTTGACTTACTCCATGAACTTTCTTTGAGTCTCCTCTATTTCTTGCTGCTCGTGGTCTAAATTCTAGATCTCTCCTTCCTTGTCCACCAGTGTTTCCAGTCCAATCTGGTTCAGCTTCAAGGTGTTCGGCTCCCTTTACTGTACCTTGCCAACCCTGAGATGCGATACTTCTACCTGCACGACTAGTAACTTGTGCTAAAAATCCGGGAAGAGATTCTCTCTTCTGTTTATTATAATCATCTCTATGAGCATCAGTTTTTCCAGCCTTTCCAGAGAATCCTTCATCTGAAGCATTATCAAAATGCAAAGGATGACTTGGATCAGTTTGTGCAGCCTCTAATTCTCTTGAGGCAATCTGTCTTATTGTTTCCTTATCACCAGCTGCAATAGCAGCTCTCATTTGTCTACCAAGTCTTCTTCTTTTATCACCACTACCAACCAAGTAGTTATAAACATTGACTCCAGCATGTTCATCACTATAACTAGGAGCCTTCGCTTCAATAAGAATTGAAAGAATTTCAGTTATCTCTGCTTCTGCTATAAACTCTTTAAAGGTCTTCATTATAGAAAACAACTCTGCATATTTTCTATTTATTCTAATGGAGAATAGCGGACTCGAACCGCTGACATCCTGCTTGCAAAGCAGGCGCTCTACCAACTGAGCTAATTCCCCTTAAGATAGTCCTTCTCAGTTTGATAAGGAACTATTTCACCAGTGTAATATTTCCATCCTTCTTGTATATCCGGAATCAACCACTGATCAACTCGATAACAATATTTCCAGTTAACAGGTTGAATACAGTTCATGACTACTACAGTCCAAAATGAGATGAGATAGTTTAGAACTGTATACATTATACTACTCTGCTGAAATAAATTCAACCTCGGTTTTCCATTTGAAACCGGGAGTATCCCAAGTCTGATTATCATTGAAAACTTTATTCTCTTTTGTTTTCAATGTAGTATTTGAAAATGTTTTACCATCATAAAGTTTATCAATTACATCACGTTCTGGATAATCACGAAGAAGAGCCTTCACAGACATTCTAATTTTTTCAGGAACATCTGGATATCTTTCTTCATCAATAATGATCTTTAGTAATTCTCTGGTAGCAATAAGAGAATTGTGCTGTTGTTCAGGCGTAGACATATTTTATCTAGAGTACTGATCAATAATGAATAATACTTCATTTAGATACTTGTGGGCAAGTTCTTTTTCTTTTTTGTATGGAGTTGGTTCTTGATCTATTTTGTTCTTCAAATTAAGAACTCTGACTTTCATTTCGTCTCGTGTAATCTGTCCTCTTGGCATAACCATAAATTCTATGCTTTCTATATAGGCGACCCTGGCAGTCAAAAATTTTACCGGAAATTTTGTTACACCTTAAGGTAATTTAAAATCGAATTTTAGTTTCGTCCATACTTAAACTTCATTGCCTGAAGAAACCATGCATCCGTCAGACACTTAGGTCCGTGGAGTAATACTTGCACTTGTTTCTCTGGAAGTTTTGGATCTGCTAGTGCTCTCCTTTTCCACTCAGGAAGTTGTTTAGTCATTTTAAGTTGGCATGAAAGGTTCTAGTTCGGATTGAGGTAGAGTCTTAGGAACTTCAACAGGCTCATACTCTGGTTCTTGTTCTTTAATTTCTTTCCAAGATCCACCAACACCACCATCCATATTTACCACAATTTCATTTGTAGGCAATGCAGGAGGGGGAGTGACATCAATCACCTGACCCATGAGATAATTGTCGTTTCTAACATAAGTCAATTCATTCGGGTTCCTTGCAACCATATCCATTGCATCAATTTCCCACCCACAATCACATTTCTTTTTCCCAGTGTTCTTATAGATTACCGAGAACCATTCTCTTGGTGCATACTTGTTCATTACAAAAATCCTTTAGATGTTTTTTTCTCCGTTTTCTTATCCAAAACTTCTACAGTAGTTAAAAACTGAGAAGGAGTTTCCCACCATGCGTGTCTAAGATCCTCATAATTATCAAAAACTTTTGATTTACCATTAGAAAAAATCAATTTGTAATCATGACGATCATATAACTTCTCAGAAGTTTGTTCAAATTTTTTTGGAAGATTCATTATGTTTCTTTTGTGTTTTTGGTGGCCTATAAAGTTGAGGCCAAGTGTCTTGAATAATTTGTCTCAACTTATCTGGAGTATCTGAAGATATCACTAGACCCAAACAACGTTTGCTTCTGAAGCAGCACCAGCAGGAAGATCATAAGTAAGATCCCAATTAATGGCAGAAATATCGATGCCAGCCCTGTTGTTTGGGTTACCACCTCCACCATTAGTTTGGTTGACTTGAATTTCCACTCCAGATCCATTTTGAAGTGCTAGAATATTTGCGTTCCAGGTAAAGGAAAATTCTACGAAAGCTGTGCTGGTAATATTCTGTGTTGCAGAAGTTGCTCTGGTAGTTCCATTTTCTACTACCACGACTTGATATTGTGGAGTATTATTACCACCTCTTTTTCTCAATCGAACTCTAAAATTTTGAAGATCTGCACCAGTAGTTAATTGTCCAGAGGGAGTATCAAAACTGTAGTACACACTCACATTACCATTACCATCCCAATCTACAAAATCGGTGTCAGGACTTCCAGTATCAATATCCTCATTTACGAGAGTCACTGCATCATTATTAACGTTCCCACTGGATATAACGGCAGTGGGAAATAAAGTTTCAATTGCCATAATTTAATTAACGATGTACTAAACGAAGAGCTACGGTTACCAATTGCACAGTGCTGGCAGAATCCACTTCAAATTCTAACACATCTCTTGCATTTA